AGTTCGGCACCCCATGGATCGTGGGCAAGCAACCGCGCAGCGCGGGCAAGAGAGAGACCGACTCGCTGCTGGACCAGCTCGAAGCCATGGTGCAGGACGCCGTGGCCGTGGTGCCGGACGATTCCAGCGTGGACATTGTGGAAGCCGGCGCCAAAGGAGACGCGGCCGGGGCCTACGAAAAGCTGCTCATGTTCTGCCGCAGCGAGGTGAACATCGCCCTTCTCGGCCAGAACCAGAGCACCGAAGCCAGCAGCACCCGAGCCAGCGCCACCGCCGGACTGGAGGTGGGCAAAGACCTGCGCGACGGTGACGCCCGCCTGGTGGAGAGCGCCATCAACCAGCTGCTGCGCTGGGTGACCGACCTCAACGAGAGCGAGACCGCCCCCACCCCGCGGCTGGAGCTGTTCGAGCAAGAAGAGATCAGCGACACCCAGGCCTCGCGCGACGAAGCCATGAGCCGCAGCGGCGTGGTGTTCAGCAAGCAGTACTGGGAGCGCGCCTACAACCTGCAGCCGGGCGACGTGGCCAGCGCAGGGCCTGGGCAGGTGGCCACGCCAACCGGCCAGGCCGCACCTGGTGCAGATCCTGCCGCCCCCGCCAAGCCAGCGGCACCACCTCGGCCCCAGGCCCAAGGCGACAAGCCCGCTGGCACCCCCGCCGAGGATCTGCCGGAGTATTCCGAGCGCCAGCAAGACGCCATCGACGAGCTGGTGGACGCCGAGCTGGCCGACAGCTGGCAGCGCGCCATGGCCCCACTGGTGGACCCGGCCCAGCAGCTGCTCGACCAGGCCGCCGCCGAAAGCTGGACCGCACAGCAGCTCATTGACCGCCTGCCCGATCTGGTCACGCAAATGGATCCGGCCCAGCTCGCACAGAGCCTCACCCGCGCCACCGCCACCGCCCGCCTGGCCGGGGCGGCGGGCATCCCGCCAGCCGCAGAGCAGGCATGACCCCAGCCCAAGCCTTCGCCGCACTGCGCCGCCTCACCCCCGAGGGTGCGCTGGCCTGGCTGCGCGAGCGCGGACAGATCACACAGACCTGGAGCTGGGCCGACCTCAGCGCGCAAGAGCAGGCGCTGCAGTTCACCGTCTCGCGCCTGGCCTCGGTGGATCTGCTGGCCGAGCTTCGGCAGATGATCATCGACAGCGTCGAGGGCGACCTCTCGCGCACCGACTTCATCAAGGACGCCCGCGCCGCGCTGGCCCGTAAAGGGTGGTGGGGCACCCGCGAGGTGCAAGACCCGGCCACCGGCGAGACCGTCACCACCACGTTCAACCCCACGCGCCTGAAGCTGATCTACGACACCAACGTGCGCCAGGCCGCCGTGGCTGGCCAGTGGGACCGCGCCCAGGACACCAAGCGCCTGTTCCCCTACCTGCGCTACGTGACCATGGCCGACGAGAAGGTGCGCGAGAGCCACGCCCGCTGGCACAACCTGGTGCTGCCCGTCGATGACCCGTTCTGGAACGCGCACATGCCGCAGAACGCCTACCGCTGCCGCTGCTACGTGCGCCAGGTGAGCCAGCGCGAATACGAGCGTGGCACCACGCCCACCGGCCAGCGCATGGACAAGACCGCCCCGCCCGAACGCCTGCAGACCTGGACCAACCCGCGAACCGGCGAAGAGCTGCAGGTGCCCGAGGGCGTGCACCCCGCCTTTGTGGGCAACCCGGGGCGCGATCGCGCCCGTGCCCTGCAGCAGGCCAGCGCCGACAAGCTGCAAACGTTGCCGCCAGATCTGGCCCGCGCCGCCCGCCGCCTGCTGGACGACGGAACCGACACATGATCGAAGTCACCACCGACACCAGCGGGTTCGACGACGACATCCGCCAGCTGGAGCGCCGTCTGGGCAACCTGCGCCCGGTCATGCAGGACATTGGCGCGGTGCTGGAGAACCGGATCCGCGATCGGCGCGAAACCCTGACCGACCCCAACGGCCTGCGCTGGGCGGAGTGGGCAGAGTCCACGCGGCTCACCTACCCGGCCAGCGGTCGCGGCAAACTGCTGGACCGCACCGGTGCCATGTGGGACCGCACCGGCCCGCAGTGGACCGCCACCGCCGACAGCGTGCGGGTGGGCTTTGACAAGGGTTACGCCACCTTCCACGAGTTCGGCACCGAGACCATGCCGCGCCGTGGCCTGCTGTTTGCCGACCCGGACAACGGCACCCTGGGCGCTGAAGACGAGCAGGCCATCACCGATCTGCTGCAGGACTGGCTGGCCGGTGTTTTTGACTGAGCTGCAAAACGCGGCCTGTGCGCCGATTTCAGCGCAAGGTGCGGCGCTGGTATGTCCGGCGGGCTGTACCCGCGTCATGACGCGATCCTGAGGGCTTGGCGGGCCAATGCAGGCCCCTAAGTTGTGCCCCAGGTCCAAAGACGGGCCACGCGCGAGGCCCGACCATGCAGGCCATGCGACGAATCCACTCATTCAAGGCAGGCCGCCAGACCGCAAGCAACGGCGCCACCATCGACTTGCATACGACCCGGCCTTGAGCGAGGCGCCCATCGTCGTGGGCCACCCCAGCACCGACGGCCCGGCCTATGGCTGGGTCAAGTCGTTCACCGCACAAGGCGCCGATCTGTTTGCCGAGCCGCACCAGGTCAACCCCGAGTTCGCCGAGCTGGTCAAGGCCGGTGCGTTCAAGAAGGTGAGCATCAGCCTCTACCCCAAAGACCACCCGCACAACCCGGTGCCCGGCGTGTACTACCCGCGCCATCTGGGCTACCTGGGCGCCACGCCCCCGGCCATCAAAGGGCTCAAGCCCACCGAGTTCGCCGCCGCCGATGCCGAGTGCATCGAGCTGCAGCTGGACTTCACCGAAGAACAACCCGCCGCCACTGAAACCCCCGAGCCTTCGAGCCTGCCGCCTGAATCTGAAGCCGCGACGAGCGGCACAGGCGTCAGTCCCGAGGGCTCTGCCACGTCACCACCGGAGACCACCACCGTGACCCCTGAAGAGAAAGCCGCGCTCGAAGCGCACAACGCCCAGCTGCAGGCCGACCTCACCGCCGCCCGCGCCACGCTGCAGGCCCAGGCCAGCGCAGCCGTCACGGCCGCGCACACCGCCTTTGCTGAAAAGCTGGTGGCCGAGGCCCGCATCACCGAAGCCGACAAGGCCCTGCTCGTCGCCACCCTGGACCACCTGGAGCCGGCCGTGTTGCCGGGCGCCCAGGCCCCGGCCGTGGTGGAGTTCGGCGAAGGCGAAGCCAAACAGCCCATGGCCACCGCGCTCATGGAGTGGCTCAAGGCGCTGCCCAAGCGGGTGGAGTTCGGCGAGCAGGCCAGCCGCGACCGCGCCGAAGGCCAGCCCGGCCAGGCCGGGCCAGTGCAGTACGCCGAAGGCACGCCGCAGGAATCCATTGACCTGGACAAGCGCATCCGCGCCCACGCCACCGCTCACAAGCTGAGCTACGCCGACGCGGCTGCCGCCGTGGCCCTGCAGCGCTGAGCGCTCACCGGCCAACCCCTGAACCTTTCAACCACCCACCACCTGGAGCACCACCACCATGGGCACCCTCTCCCAAGAACGCATTGTCGACCCCGTGTTGACCAACCTGGCCATTGGCTACAGCAACGCTGAAATGGTCGCGGCCATGCTCATGCCGTACGCCAACGTCGACAAGGAAGCGGGCAAGCTGCCCAAGTTCGGCAAGGACGACTTCCTGATCTACCAGACCGAGCGCGCCATCCGTGCCGACTCCAACCGCGCCCAGCTCGACAGCCCTGGCAGCGAAAGCTTCCTGCTGACCGAGCACGATCTGGAGTTCGCGGTCGATGACCGCGAAGAGAACGAAAGCGTGTTCTCCGCCCGCCGCCGCGCCATGGTGCGCGCCGTCAACGGCATCCGCCTGCGGCACGAGAAGATGGTGGCCGACCTGGTGCAGAACCCGGCCAACTACGCGGTGAGCAACCGCATCGCCCTCAGCGGCACCGGCCGCTTCAGCCAGACCACCAGTGACCCCGAAGGCGTGGTGGACGACGCCAAGGCCGCCGTGAGCGCCGGCATCGTCAAAGACGTGAACACCATGGTGGTGGGCTACTCGGTCTGGCGCCGCTGGAAGCGCCACCCCGCGCTCAAGGCCATCCTGAGCGACAACCGCGCCCGCCTGGTGCAGCTCAACGACCTGCGCGAGATCTTCGAGATCCCGAACATCGTGGTGGGAAAGGCCATGTGGAAGCCCGACGCGCCCAGCGCAGCCACCCAGCGCATTTGGGACAACAGCGTGGTCATGGCCTACGTGCCCACCGCCCAGCCCGCCACGCCCAGCGAAGGCGGCGTCATGGACCCGGGTGCCATGCAGGACATCGGCGAACCGGCCTTTGGTTACACCTTCCGCCGTCGCGGCATGCCGCAGGTGGACGTGCGCCGCGCGCCCAACAACAAGATGGACCTGGTGCGCAGCACCGACCTGTTCCAGCCCTACATGGTGGGCGCGGGCGCGGGCTACCTGATCACCGACACGCCGTGATCAGCACGCCCGCCGTTCGCGGCGGGCCTTCGTCAACACCCCAACAAGGAACCGAAACACCATGGCCACCACCAAGAAACCCGCCGCGCCGACCAAGACCTACACGGTCACCGGCCCCATCAGCGTGGGCAAGGGCGAGACGCTGCTGCCCGCCGACCCCGAGCAGGGCCGCGAGGCCGACACCATCGACCTCACGGACGAAGAAGCCGCCCACCTGGTGGGCTATGTGCAGCCTGTGCCTGAGAAGGCTGCGGCCAAGTAATAACCCCACCGCCGCTGCTGCCCCCCCGCCTGGCGCGCCGCCAGGCGGGGTTGAGCCAGTGAAAGCCACCCCATCCTGACCAGGAGCCCATCACCATGAAGACTTCCATCATCCTTGCCAGCTTGTCCTTGCTTGCAACCGCCGATCTTGCGGCCAACCGTTTCGCCACCAGCGCTGGCGCAGTGCCCGCCGCAGGCGCGTACTGCCCCGGCGTCGTCAACGGCAGCTTCGACATCGGCGAGCAGGCGAACGTGTCCACCCACGGCATCGTGCTGGTCGAAGCCGGTGCTGCCGTGGCGGTAGACGCCGCCGTGCAGACCGATGCCTCTGGCCGCGCCATCACCCTGGCCGGTGGCATCAGCCTCGGCCGCGCGCTGGACGCCGCCACCGCCGCTGGCGACCTGATCCGCGTCAAGCTGGCCTGACCCTGCCATGTACTGCCAGGCCGTCGATGTAGCCAACGCCGCCACCGGCAGCTGGGAGGAGCTGGCGCAGCGCGCCAACCCCACCGGCGCCGGGGTCGACGGCGAGCTGCTGCAGGCGGCCTGCGCGCCGGTGCCAGTCCTCACCGCCTGGCCAGACGATGTGCAGGCCCTCGCGCAGCAAGCCGCCGCCCGCGTGGCCGACGCCATTGGCATGGCCAGCCGCCACATCGACACCTACCTTTACCCGCGTTACCGCCAGGTCATGCCGCTGGACCTGGCCGTGGTCCAGGCCAGCAGCCTGCCCGCTGTGTGCGCCGCCAT